CACCGAATATGGGGTTTTCGGAGGCTCGATATGCAATTGATGCAAACAATTAGAGCGCACGTTCTAGCGCTCGGAGGCGTGTATGAATGACAACAAGTGGGCGATGCTGTGCAAGCTGAGGGTAGCGCCGTTCGACGACCCGCTCTGGCGGTGGGAGCGCAAGCTTGACGGCTGCCGGCTGAGGGTCGACATAGACGGCCGCAGCGGCATAGGCCTGACGGCCAGGAGCGGCGCCGACAAGACGGCCCAGTTCCCGGACGTGGTTCAGGCGTTGGCCCTGACCGTCGACTGGGGAGCGGCGCCTATGATACTCGACGGCGAGGTCGTGAGCGCCGATGGCCTCAGCTTCCAGGAGTTCAACCAGAGGCGGATGAACAGGACCGAGGACGTGGCGCTGACGGCCGTGGAGTTGCCGGCCGCCTACGTGGCCTTCGACGTCCTGAGCGCCTGGGGCAGGGACATGGAGCCGAGGTCTCTGGCCGACAGGCTGGTCGTCCTCGGCCAGGTCAGGCCGTCATGGTGCAAGGCGCCGGAGTGTTCGGACAGCGGCGTCGAGCTGTTCAAGCGCGCCGTGTCTGAGGGCTGGGAGGGCGTGGTCGGCAAGCGGTTGCTGGAGCCGTACCTCCCGAACAGGCGGGCGTGGGTCAAGGTCAAGCTGTGGCACGAGGGCGTGTTCGACTGCGTTGGCTACACGTTCGGCGCCGGCAAGAGGGAGAAGCTGTTCGGCGCCCTGGTCTTCCAGAGCGAGGACGGCAGGCTCAAGTCTGAGGTTGGCACCGGGTTCGACGACGCCACCCTGGAGTCGCTGCTCGGGTTCATGAGCGGCAGGCGCACGAGCCTGATGCTGGTAGGCGGCGCGATGCCTGCGCCCGTCGGCGTGAACGTCGAGCCGTTCAAGGTCAGGGTCAAGTATTGCGAGGTCACGAACGCCGGTTCGCTCAGGTTCCCGGTCTACCTTGGCAAGAGCGACGGTGAGAGGCTCCCAGACACGAGCAGGGGCGCCTCAAGGCACTAGTCAATAGGATTATACTCTCAAGTCCAGGATTCGCGTCCTGTGGCTTGGGCGAATAGGAGGAAGCATGAGGCCAGGAATGAACGGCGCCAAGTATGACGTGGTGTCGAGGGACGCCGATAAGGTGGTCCTGCGTGACGTCGGTCCGTGGAGTCAGCACCCGACCGTGACCAACGACGCGGAGCAGGTGGTCGAGGACGTGGCGCAGTGGGCCGGTGCTCGGCGCATACTGTACTACGACAGCGACGGCGAGCTCACCGAGCTGAGGCACGAGGGGACCAGGTTCGCTGGGTTCGCCTTCGTCAAACCCGAGGGGACGAAACGAGGGAGGCCAGACGATAATGGTGTATAATGAAAACGTGATAGAGGATAAGGCTCCCGTTCTCAGGTTAGCCGTCTCAGGTAAGATGCGGTCCAGCAAGGACTCAACTGCCGTCAGACTGGTCGAGCGGTACGGCTTCATACGCTATGCGTTCGCGGACCGCCTCAAGGAGGTGGCTCGGGAGCTGTTCGGCATGCCTGAGGGCACCAAGAACCGCCACCTGCTTGTTGAGCTCGGGCGCAAGATGTGCGAGGTAGACAAGCTAGTGTGGGTCAACTACGTGCTGGGCAAGATACCGCTCAGGCAGGACGTGGTCATCACGGACATGCGCTTCAAGTACGAGTACCTCGCCCTCAAGGCGTTCGACTTCATAATGGTGCGCGTCAACATCGACGAATGGGAGCGAGAGCGGAGGGTCCAGAAGTACGGGTCGCCGGTCGACCTGGCGCTGCTCAAGGACAAGAGCGAGACGGACCTGGACGGCGAGCGCTTCGACTTCACGCTTGACGGCACAACCTACGAGGGACTGCACGAGGGCATTGCCAAGATGATGACTGCGCTCGGGAGGAAGGCGGCCAATGACTGAAGGACAGGAATACGAGACACGGGTCGCGCTGCCCAAGCCCAAGAGGCCGGTGGGACGGCCGCCAAAGCATGGTGCTTTCACTGGCTCCGAGCTTGCGCTGCTGGTGCCCATCAAGCGGAACGACATAATCGAGGTGCTCACAGGCTCCAAGGTCATGGTCGGACCGGCGGACATGGTGGCTGTCAGCATGCTTGCCGGGTGCCTTTCGAAGATGGAACTGCTGGACAGGTTCTTCGCCTCGCAGGGCATATTCGACAGCGACAATGAGATACGGCAGGGGCCGTTCAAGGTGTACCTTGCGGCGATGAACGCGGCTGTCAGGCTGCTGACGCAACTTGGCATGACGCCGGATTCCCGCATCAAGCTTGGCATCGGGATGCTGCAGTCGAACAAGGACCTGGCCTCGATGATGAGCGAAGACGAGGAGGACCCGTCATGATAAACTGGAGACTACAACCGACCGCCTGCGGAGGCGGCGCGTTGCGCATATTTGACATGAGGACCGGGAGCAACATCATAATCATGTTCAACGATACCGACAAGCTGCTCAGGATGCTCGATGACATAGCCGATGGCGTCGAGACGCTCAGTCGAGAGCAGGCTCCTGAGGCGTTTGTTCGCGTGTTCCCGGAGAGGTTCTAATGGCGAAATACCCAGGCAACCATGCCGGCGTTCATAACTCACATTGGAGAGGCGGCGTCTGTCTTGACAGTGACGGTTATGTGTTAGTCAAAAGACGCGAGCATCCAAGGGCAGACATCAGAGGGTATGTTAAGCGGTCCATATTGGTGTGGGAAAAGGCGCACGATGGCGTGTCATTCCCAGAAGGCATGGAGCCTCACCACAAGAATGAAGTTAAGGACGACGACAGGCCTGAGAATATAGAACCGAAGACACATGCAGGTCATACTCGAGACCATAATTTGAGGAGTGCCAATGACTAAGCCGACGGAGATAACGCCCGAAAAGGCCAAGCAGTACAAGACGGACATAATCGCGTTCCTTGAGGAGCAGTACATCTGCCCCGAGACCGGCAAGCTAATAGTCCTTGAAGACTGGCAGAAGGAGCTCATACTCTGGCCCCTGTTCTACGACCTGCAGCCTGACGGGCGGCGCAAGTACACGCTGGCTCTGCTGGGCATGCCAAAGAAGCACGGCAAGAGCACGCTGGCCTCTGGCATAGGTGTCTGGTTTTGCTTTGCAGGCGAACCTCATGGCGAGGTCATCATTGCCGCGAATAATCTTGACCAAGCTTCTTTGATTATATACGAGAAGATACGGCAGGCGTTCAAGCTGAACCCGAACCTGCTGGCCTCTGCGCGGCTGCTCAAGACCGGCATCGAGATGAAGGGGACTGGCACGGTATGCCGGCCCATAGCCCACAAGTACCAGACGGCGGCTGGTGTCAACCCGACCCTGGTGCTGTTCGACGAGCTGTGGGGGTTCCCCGGGCGTGAGTTCTATGACGAGCTCACGACGTCGCCGGCTAGGCAGAATCCGCTGGGCCTCATAGTGACATACGCCGGCTACGACAAGGAGTCGCTGCTGTACGAGATATACAAGACGGGCAAGGCCCACACCGACCCGCGAATGTTCTACCTGTGGTTCCACGACACCAAGGCGTCATGGATTAGCCAGGAGTACCTGGACACCCAGAGGATGCGGTTGCCCCCGAACTCGTACGCCAGGTTCCACGAGAACCGGTGGTCGGCGGCAGAGGGCACGTTCGTGACCGAGGACGACATCGCCCGCCTGCATTCCGTGCCCTGGTCAATACAGTACGCCCCGGACCAGAGTCGTCCGCTGCTCGAGTACATTGAGTCGTGCGACGCCGGCCTGAGTCATGACCGGACCGCCAGGTGCGTCGGGCACTACGACCCGATGGACGGGCGAGTGTACGTTGACAGCCTGCGGTACTGGCAGGGGACGAAGACGCAGCACGTGGACATGTCCAGCGTGGAGGCTGACCTGAAGGACACCGGCACCACGTTCAGGGCCAACAAGCTGGTCATCGACCCGTGGCAGATGGAGTACGTCATGCAGCGGCTGAAGCCGTACTTCGTCATCGAGCCGTTCAACTTCAACGCTGACATGATGTTCATGTCCCAGACGCTGATAACCATGCTCAGGAACGGCACGCTCGTGTGCTACACGGAGCCTGAGCTCGACAAGGAGCTCAAGGAGATTATAGCGAAGCAGACAGGGCAGGGCTGGAGGATAGAGCACGTCAGGGGCAAGAAGAACGACCTCGTCATCGCCGTCGGCATGATGGCTGTGGCGGCTATCCGCAATGCTGGCGTGTCAGACTTCGACTTTCTGGAGGATAAGAACCCACTACCCCCTGTTGGCTTCAGGGGCATAAGGGGGAAGGAGTTTTGAAGATGAGCCTACAGTCAAGGATTCAAGCATTCATGGGCAAGGACCCAAAGCCCGAGACCAAGGTTGAACTTGGCGCCACGGGGACGTCGGTGTTCGCTGGTCTCTTGTACGAAGAGGAGTACAACGCCGACCTCAGGGGTGAGAAGGCCATTAAGACTTATGACAAGATGCGGCGGTCAGACGGCCAGGTCAAGGCCGGTCTTCTTGCGAGCAAGCTGCCGCTGATGGTGGCTCGCTGGGACATAACACCGGCAAGCGAGGACCAGGCCGACGTGAACATTGCCAGCGCGGTCAGGGACGACTTGTTCGACAACATGTCCATCACCTGGGACGACTTCCTCAGGCATGCGCTCATTATGCTCGACTTTGGTTACATGGTATTCGAGAAGGTGTGGGAGCTCAGGGACGGGCGCTATACGTGGGACAAGCTCGCGCCACGATTGCCGAAGTCGATAACGGAGTGGCACATCAAGGACAACGGAGACCTGGACTACATCATCCAGCAGGCTCAGTTCAAGGACGGATTCAGGCAGGTGCCTTTGCCTGCCTCTAAGCTGCTCGTCTTCACCCACGAACGGGAGGGCAGCAACTTCACCGGCATCAGCCTGTTGAGGGCTGCGTACAAGCACTGGTGGTACAAGAACAACCTGTATGCCATAGACGGCATTGCGTCAGAGCGTCACGGCGTCGGACTGGCCGACTTCACGTACCCAGACCAGGCGACACAGGCGCAGAAGGACGCGGTCAAGGCCATAGGCGAACGGCTGCACGCCCACGAGCGTGCGTATACGGCTCACCCTGAGTCTGTGAAGTTCGACCTGAAGGGCGTCGCCGGTCAGCTGCACGACATCATGAAGAGCGTGGACCACCACGACCTGCAGATTGTCCGCAGCATCCTGGCTCAGTTCATGAACCTCGGCACAAAGCAAGGCTCGTATGCCCTGAGTCAAGACCAGTCGCAGTTCTTCTTGATGGCCTTGCAGTCTGTCGGCAGGAACATCTGCAACACAATCAACCGGCATTGCATCCGCGAGATGGTCGACCTCAACTGGTACGTCAAGAGGTACCCGAAGCTGACCATCAGCGGTCTCGACAGCCCGGACGTCCTGGCGTATGCCGGGGCCATAGGCGCATTGATGACATCGGGCGCCATCACACCGGACATAGACACTGAGAACGAGCTGAGGCGGATGGTAAAGCTGCCCCACAAGAAGGTGGCCGCGGTGCCGAAGCCTGAGCAGCCGGTGGCGATGCGGGCGACAGACTTCTGGCGGGAGCCGACCAGCGTCGAGCAGTCGGTGGCGTTCGCCGACATCAAGGGGGCTCTGGACACATTCGAGGAGCAGTTCATCAAGGCGGTACAGCCGATACAGCGCAAGCAGACGGCGGCCATGGTAAGCAAGGTCGCGGACTACATAGCGAAAGGCAACATCGACAAGCTGGCGGAGATAGACGTGCCGCTCAAGGACAAGGTGGCTGACGCCATCGAGGTCCTGCTTTCGGGGCTCGTGGACTACGGCGCCGAGCAGGTCAAGGCTGAGGCCAAGCGGCAGGGAGCGACAATGAAGGCGGTTGACGTCGAGCCGCCAGACCCGGCTTCGTTCACCAGGGTCAGGGCCCTGTCGATAGCCAACATCTTGGCGAACAGGATGCGGTCGGCCATGTCTTGGGAGGCGCTGCGGCAGACAAGGGCCGGGGCGCTGGACACCGGTCAGCTGACGGCGTCAGTCGACGAGCTGTCGGACAGCGAGCTGCTCAAGGTGTCGAAGGAGTCGGCCGGAGAGGCCGTCAACATGGGCAGGCAAGAGCAGGCAAAGACGATGGGCATCAAGCGCATCACGTCGAGCGCGCTGCTCGACGATAACACGTGCGACTACTGCAGGGAGATGGACGGCAAGTCTTGGGCGCCCGGCGGACAGCCGACCGGGGTGCACGAGCCGCCGTACCGGGACTGCGAAGGCAGGGACCACTGCAGGTGCATATGGGTCTACACATTCAGTCAGGAGGTTTGACAATGGTAACGAAGACCAAGGAGCAAGGATTGACCACACTCCGGTACGTCTCGATGGTTGGCGAAGGGCCAGTCGAGGGTACCAACGAGTCACAGGTCCAGGTGTTCAGGACGGGCACCTTCAGGCATCCGATATACGGCAAGTTCACGATAACGGACCAGGACCTGGAGACGATGGTTGCCAACTTCAAGGCGCATCGTCCAAAAGCGCCCACAGAACTGGCTGTCGACTACGAGCACATGAGCGCGATAGGCAACCAGGTGGCACCGGCCGCAGGGTGGGTCAAGGGCGTCGAGCACACTCCAGGAGAGCTGTGGGCGACGGTGGCCTGGACAGACAAAGCGGCTGGGCACATACGAGCCAAGGAGTACCGGTTCATCAGCCCTGAGTGGCACATGCAGTACAAGGACAAGGAGAGCGGCGAGGACATCGGAGCCTGCCTTCTGTCCATGGCGCTGACCAACAGGCCGTTCATCGAGGGCATGCAACCGGTCATGCTGAGCGAGGCGCTGGAAGACAGCAATGCCGGCGTGATGATGCTCAGCGACAGAATGCTGGGGCTGTACATGCCTCAGGACAGTCTGCAGGCCGCGGACTGGGACCAGCAGTATATCAACGACTTACCAGATGAGGCGTTCGCCTTCATTGAACCCGGCGGTGAGAAGGATGAGTTGGGGAAGACGGTACCGAGGACGCTGCGGCACCTACCGTACCGCAATGTCAGCGGCTCCATCAACCTCGACCATCTAAGGAACGCGCTGGCCAGGCTTGACCAGACGTCCCTCTCCCAGGAAGGAAAGACGGAGGCAAAGCGCACGCTCGATGCAGCTGCCCTAGAGGCGGGTGTCGGAGAGACTGGTGAGAAAGCAGTGGACCAAAATACAACACAGGAGGTAGCCCCAATGGAGGAGCAAATCAGACAGCTGCTGGGGCTCGGACCGGACGACGACATCATAGCCGCCGTCACTGCGCTGAAGGCGAAAGCCGATGGCGCGACGGAAGCCGAGACAGCAAAGACAGAAGCGGAGACCGCCAAGGAAGCGGCCGAGACGAAGTTGACGGCAACTGAGACACGTCTCCAGGCTGTGGAAGGCAAGGTAGCCGCAAGCGAAGTCGCTGCCGACGTAGACAGCGCACTGAAGGCAGGGCACATTCTTCCCAAGCAGGTGGACTGGGCCAAGAGCCTGAGGGCCAAAGACCCCGAGGCCTTCAAGTCATTCATCGCATCCGCCCCCAAGATAGGACCGGCCGGCACCATCCTCGGCGTTGAGGCAGACGCTGAAGCCATCCAGCTGACCGAGGCTGAAGAGAAGACCGGCGCGAGACTGGGCGTGTCGAAGGAAGCCACCCTTGCCCAGAAGAAGGAAGACGCGGCAGCTCGCAAGAGCTAAGCACGTCGGTACTAACGAAATATAAGGAGAATCTAAGAACATGAAGAAGCATCTTCAATCGTTCATGCTGTTGATGGTCATGGCAATGATACTGGCCTTCAACATTCCGCTGGTATTGACGGCGGACGCGTCTATCCCCCGCAAGGAGGCGGGACTCCAGTCATACCCGGTAGGGGTTGACATCATCTACAAGGGAGCCGAGGTCTGTCTCAACACTGACGGCTACCTGGTCGCAGCGGCAGACACCGCCGGCTACAGATTCGTGGGTATTGCCTACGAGCAAGTCGACAACTCAGGCGGAGACGCCGGTGACCTGAATTGCAGAGTGCACACACAGGGCGTGTTCCTGTTGACAGCAACCAGCATCACCCAGGCAATGGTCGGGAAGCTGATGTATGTAGCCGACGATGCGTCAATCGACGACACCTCGTCCAACTTCATCTGCGTAGGCAGACTGGTACAGTACGTCAGCACGACCTCAGGATGGGTTGACATCGGCCAGCGCGGCATCAACCTCGACGGTTCCGGTGAAGCCATCAAAATGAGCGTGACTGGCGAGGGCTATAGCCTGAACGTCATCAACATCACCAGCACCGGTACTGTGGGCGAAGGCACCAGGGGCTTGCGCATCAACGCGACCTCAGCCGACGGCATCGCATCCGGTGACTTGCAGTGCTTCCACGGCTACCTGACTCTGGGCACCAGCCCCGAGCTCGCGGCCAACGCAGCAGTGTACCCGCTGAGCGGCTGGGTCAACATACCAGACGACGCAACTATCGGCAACGGCGCCTTGATAGCAGGCTGCCGCGTCATCTTCGACCTGAACAACAACGACCTGAGTGACATAGGCGGCGGCGGCGAGTCCGCGCTGTTCTACGGACAGACATGGGCAAGCTCAGGGGCAATCGACCACGGCCTTGCCATCATAGCCGGTGCCGGTTCCACCATCGACAGCATGATTCACCACGGTGGCTCAGGAACCATCGGCAAGATACTCGACTTCACTGAGTGGGCAGCGCCGACGAAGATGATGTTCATGGAAGGCGGCCCGTCGCACGACGGCGCCACGGCTCACTTCAAGATTGCCATCGGGCGTCAGACCGACAACGCCGGGATAGCCGGTGAGGTAGGCGCCAGTGACTACGGCTCCCTCTACATCTCCGTGGCCGCAGGCAAACTGTTCCAGAATCAGTCCGGTACATGGACGGACATAAGCTAAGCCAGGAAACTATAACAGGAGGCAAAAGAGAATGGAATACAAAATCGGATTGCAGGACGCACTGGTTCTAAAGTCAATGCTGCTGAACATGGGCGGCTCTTACGCCGACATGATACTAGCGCGGAATACGGCAGAGCAGGTCTTCGGACCTGAGCAGATGAAGGCGTACCGGGTAAAGACCACGCCTGAAGGAGTCGTCTGGAACACAACCGCTGAGGACGGCACCCTTCTTCCGGCTGAGGTAGCTGTTGAGATAGGGGAGCGAGCTGAGAAGCTCATTGTCAATACATTCCTGACGCTCGACGAGGCCAAGGCACTCAAGCCGTTCCAGATAGGGCTGTACGAGATGTTCATCACAAAGCCCAAGGCGTCCTAGCACAAGCGAAACACAACGAAAAGATAAGGAGCACTAAAGACCATGACAGTAGTAACAAGTGACTTCCTGGCGGGGTTGATGACCAACTACCGGGCCATCTTCAAGCAGGCGCTTGGCGACGCGTTTGCCGAAAAGCCCCTGTACCAGGACATAGCAACTGAGTTCCCCAGCACCACCGACCAGGAGTCGTACGGATGGATGGGCGCCAACCCAACCATGTCCGAGTGGCTGGACAAGAGGCAGCTCAAGTCCCCGAACGCCTACGACTACACCCTCAAGAACAAGCACTATGAGGGCACCATCTCCGTCAACCGGGACACCTACGAGGATGACAAGTACGGCATGATTGCGCCGAGAATCAAGTCTCTGGCGAACAGGGCCGTGCGCCACTTCAACAAGGCGGTCATCAGCCAACTGGATGACGGCGAGACGCTGAAGGCCTACGACGGCGTGGCCATGTTCAGCGCCACGCACCAGGCCATAGGCGCCAGTGGCGTCTTCGCCAACCTGCTCAGCGGCAGCTACTCCGGAAGCGCGGACGAGATTCGCGCCGCACTGGCAGCCGCCTACGTGGCAATGCAGCTCTTCAAGGACGACCAGGGAGAGCCCATGGGGCTGATACCCGACACCATCATCTGCTCACCGTCGATGATTATCCCCCTCCGCAACGCCCTCTTGCCCGGTGTGGCCGGGGTCAAGCGGACAGAGGCCGACCTGTTCTCCGCCGAGCGCATCTTCTCGACACCCTGGGTAGACCTGGACGCCCTTGACTGGTACGTCCTGTGCACCAAAGGAGTCGAGGTGAAGCCGCTCATCTTCCAGCTCCGCAAGAACGTGGAGTTCGTGAGCATGGACAAGCCCGATGACACCAACGTGTTCATGCAGAATGAGTTCTACTACGGAGTAGACGACCGCTTCGCCACCGGCTTCGGCGACCCGCGGACAGCCATCAAGGTAGTCGACGCCTAGAACGACCTTCAGGCTTGCGACTGGCGGGAGGAGCGCACGGGTTCCTTCCGCCCACGGAACCCTAAAGACAAGGAGGACGACAAAATGAAGGCAAGAATCAAAATCGAGGCGACGGTGGACGTCAGCAAGAATGACTACAGGGCGCTCGAGGCGGCAAGCCCGCTGGAGCTGGTGCAGACGGCCCAGATGCAAGGGGCCAGGATAAGCGCCAGCGTCGAAAGGACGCGCAAGCCCGCCGAGCCGAAGCAAGAGGAGTCAGCGCCGGAAGAGGAGAAGGACAATGACCGAAGCTGAAGATGCCGAAAGAAGGGTAGCTGCAATCGACTACAGCAAGATAGCGTCAGCCACCGGCTTGGCAGAGGTGGTCGTCGCTCTGGAGGCGCTGACTAATAATCAGGCGATATTGCTCTCTCGACTCTCCGCGGCTCGCGCCGCACATCTGGATAACCTCTCAAAAGGGATTGTCGCCCAAGATTCTGACATGAGCACTCTGCTGACGAGGCTCTCTGCGGAACGAGTCGCATATCTGAACGAGCTGGCAGAGGCCAACCTGCCGACTGACATTGACACGCTCTTGACGCGCCTCAGCGCGACCAGGGCCGGATACATGGACAACGACAGGTCCATGATGCAGTTCGAGTCTGACGTCGCGTCTATAGTGACAGTGACGGACACGGCGGCAGACCTAGACTTCCCGAGCGTCGTCGTGGCAGGTCTTCCAGCTGACCGCGTGATAACGCGGGTGGTAGCGGCACTGATTATAGGCAGCCTGTTCGACACCTCTGCCGCCGAAAACCAGATAGCCGCCGCTTCCAAGTACCTGCGGGTCAAGAAGTCGACGGGAAGCTGGGGCACGGACGACCTGGTCGCCATTGACTTCGCCCTTAACGGGCTACAGGTAAACGCCAGCGCCTACAGGGGCGGCGCCGTGCTGTTCGGCGCCACAGACGTTAAGGCCAAGGTCGACGGCGACGGCACCTACAACTTCCGCTCCGTGGAGACGGTCAGGGGAGACGCCATAGCGGCGACCGGCTCGAACTTGGAGCTTCTGGACGTGTCTACGATATTGAGGTTTTACTTTCAGTAAGGGAGGGAACGAGCGATGGCATGGCTAAGCCTGTGGGCCAAACGAATAGAGATTACCGTAGACCACGACGACGTCTCCTCTGCGCTGGAGGGCTTTCCGGTATTGATTTACTTGAGTGCGGCGTCTGGAATAGGCGACGCCGACGTGAGCTGCGTCTTTGACGAGCTCCTGAGCGACGCGAACAGGAGAAAGATAGCCGTCACCACGAGCGACGGCCTGACGCAGTGTCCGGTCGAGATAGAGAAGTGGGACGATGCCAACGAAGAGGCCTGGCTGTGGGTTCGCGTGCCGAACATAAGCGACGAGGCCGACACCGTCCTTTACCTGTACTATGACAAGAGCCGCGACGACAATGTCGCCTACGTGAGCGACGCCAAGCCGTATTCTGTCCTGGGCCTTGGCGGCATACACCCTGAAGGCAGCGTCGTCGTTGACGGCTTCCTTTACATTTCCAACATGGGCTCAGACAACCTGGACAAGATTGACCTCAGCACCTTCACCAAAACTGCCACGCTGAGCCTGACCTCGGAGCCTGAGACCATCTCTACCGACGGGACTTACATCTATGTCGGGAGTACCACCAGTCCCGCGAAAGTGCTCAAGGTGTCTATCGCCACTTTCACTGAAGTCGACAGCCTGACGCTCGAGGCAGGCGAGAACTTTGCCGTAGGCATGCACATCGTCGGCACGGACCTATACGTGGGAACCAATACCAGTCCAGGCCTGGTGGTGAAGATTGACCTTGGCACGTTCACGCGTACTGGAGTGTTGTCTCTGGGCGCAAGCTCGTCTACCCCGGAGGAGATGGATGACGACGGCACTTATGTCTATGTGCCGGTGCAGGACAGCGACCAGCTGGCCCGCTTCTCCATAGGCACGTTCATCCTCGATGCTATCTTCACCCTGCCGGCGAACATCGAGGAGCCGCAGGAGTTGAAGGTGCACGATGGCTATTGCTATTGCGCGACGAGGGCGGGCTCTCTCAACGTCGGGATAGTGCGCGTGCCCACCGATGACTTTCAGCAGAGTGCCGTCGAGAGCATAGTGTTCCCGTCCAACCAGGACAGGGGTTGCGCCCTCAAGAGGCTTGACGGCGTGTTCTACGTGTTCTCCGACAACGCCGGCCCCAAGTCAATAACAAGGGTGTCTATTGAACCGTTCGCCAGGGTCGACTCCGTCTTTCTGTCCGGTTCCGCCGCTCTTGGCGGCCCGGAACTGATAGAGATAGACGGCGGACATGTCTATGCCTGCGACGACACCAAACTATACAAAATCGCCTTGGCAGACTGGAGTCCGGCAGGGCATGGCGTCTGGGACAACAACTTCCTGATAGTAGACCACATGCAGGACGGCTCAGCCAGTTACGCCACCCAGGAGAGCACATCGCATGAGTCTCACGGTTATAAGGTGGCGGCCGCCAGACCGGCCCAGGCTGCGGGCAAAGTCAGCCGCGGCGAAGACTTTGAGTTGTCCACCGTTGATAGCATAGAGTTTTTCAATTCCATCCTTTCCATTGGCACAGGCGACTTTACTTTCGAGTGCTGGATGAAGGCAGAATCATGGGGTGGTGTCCAACCGGCAACTCTGCTGTCCAACTCAAATTATAATGCCAGTTGGGACGGTATTCTGCTGGGCCAAAGAACAGGCTATACTTCCACTCTTGACCTCACTGTGGACGGGGTAATGGCACGAGGCACACAGGACTTGTCGGCTGGGGTCTGGTATTACGTTGTAGGCTATAGAGCATCCGGCACAGCCCATCTCGTCATCTATGGCGTCGAGGACGTCAGCGAGGAAGCCACAGGTGATGTCGATGTGGCTAGGAATCTCCAAGTCGGCAAGAACCCAGATGTGACCTACCCAAGATATTTTGACGGCGTTATAGACGAAGTTCGAGTCTCAGACGTCGCCAGGAGCGCCGCCTGGATTGAGGCCAGCTACGAGAGCGAGATGGACGACCTGCTGACCTTCGGCGCGGAGGAAGACATAGATGAGCCACTGGTCTCCGGCAGCATCATTCCGGTATTGATGTCGCACGGGATATTGTAGGCGGTCGAGGAGGAATCATCATGAGCTATTGCACGACGACAGACGTACAGACGCTGAATCCGACCAGGACATACGGTGCCGCGACCACGCCCACCATCACGCAAGTGCAGGCATACGTCGACCAGATAGCAGGCGAGATTGACACGGTCCTGCAGGGCAGGGGTCTTGCTGTGCCGATAACCACTCCGGCCGTGTTCGTCACGTTCCTCAAGCAGCTTAACGCGGTGGGCGCCGCGGCCATGGCCGAGCGGGCGATGTTCCCGGAGGCGCAGGGCATGATGGGAGGCACGGCCGCCTCCGCCATGCACTGGAAGCAGTACACCGACGGGCTCAAGTGGCTGAGGGAGGGCAACCTTCCGACAGGCACCACCGCCGAGGCCCTGCCGTTCAGCTTCTTCGGCGAGAACAAGGCGAACGACACAGAGCCGACAGACGACCCAGGCTGGGCGCGCCCGAAATTTGGCAAAAATAAGGAGTTCTAGATTGCTGACTGTAAGCTTCACTATACTCGGTGACGTGGCCATGATGAGGGCGTTCAGCCGGTACGGCGATGCGGTCAAGGACTACCGCAAGGTGTGGGACCAGATTAAGGCTGACTTCCACCGCATAGAGACCGAGCAGTTCGACTCTTTGGGCGGCAGGTCCGGCGTTCCGTGGCAGCAACTGAGCCCGGACTACGAGGCGTGGAAGATGCGCAACTATCCCGGCCAGCCGCTGATGCGCCTGACCGGGCAGATGTGGGGCCAGTTCGCCATGGGCATCGGCATGAATGTCATGTCTGAGCCGCTGAGGCTGCGGATAGGGCCGCCGTCTATGCGGTACCCGGTATACCACCAGCAAGGCTCGTTCAAGACCAACCTGCCGATGAGGAAGGTGGTGGCGCTGACAGAGCCGGACAAGACCGGATGGGTGAAGATGATACACAACTACATATACGACAAGGCGAAGGAGGCACATCTAGCATGACTATTGAACTGTTGGAAGCGGCTGTCGATGACCTGCAGGCTTACCTAGAGGCGCAGATGCCGGCCAAGATAACGGCGCTCAATTCCAGGTACGCCGATGTCTATGTTCTCGACAGCATCAAGACATACTACACCGGCAATATGCCGCAGTCCACGCCGGAGGCACCGTCGATAGTGATTGCCGGCAGTGGGTTTACGCCAAAGGAGCAGCGGCTTGCCAGCCTCATGCTGACGAACAGCATCACCATTCTCGTGTTCGTTGGCGACGACAACGTTGAGGCCAGGTTCCGCAGGCTTTGCCGGTACGCCGTCGGGATTGTGGAATTGCTGCGCACGGCAAAAGACAACATCAACTATGTGGTGAAGCTGACCGGGCAGGCGGCTGTCACGGAGCCGATGAACACACAGCCCTTCCTGCAGGGCATCATGATACCAGTGACGCTGGAGCAGGCAGAAGACTACTAGAAGGAGGAGCACAATGCACAAGGCAAGGATTCTACAATGGCTACTGGGTATGCTGGGCATACCGCTGGTCGCGGACCAGGACACGTACTTCGACGCTGAGGTCAGCGTCCTCAAGGTGAACGACGGCTCGTCACTCCAGATACTGTCGCCGTACGTCAAGGAGCTCAGGGGACTGCCGGGGCAGTACAAGATGAATGACATAACCACGTGGGGTTCGGTAGGCGAACGCCCTGGGCCGTCCATTCTTGTGGTCCACTTCTCGGTCGAGTTCCTGTTCAACATGGTCACGTCAGTCGGCGTGCACACGGTGCTGAACGCGATGTGGGTGGCCAAGGCGCTGAGGGCCTTCGAGTACTACCCGGCTGGCACGACCACGGGCAACTCGAAGATAAGCGGCAACGTCTACCTTCCGGTCTACGAGATAACGAGCCGGGTCGGCGACTACATTGCCGTCCACGCTGAGTTCCATGCTGATAACGGCGTTACTTCGAGCACCGCATAGCCGGAGTACCACCAGGGCTCACCAGACGCGAAATGGGGCTTGTCGGCCGAAGGGCCTATAGGTTTACACTCATGGACAGTTTGGGGTGCCCAGAATCGCGACACACGAATGATGAAGGAGGCACGCTATGAAGCTGGAGACGGTCAAGATAGACCTGGGCGGTGGCGACAGCGCTACTGTGTACAAGGAAGTGCTGCGCAGGACCGCCCGGTTGCACGAGGCAGAGCTGCGGAAGTACATGACTCCGCTGGAGATGATTGGCAAGGACGGCAAGGTCAAGATGTCCGAGCTGGAGAAGATGGAGACGCTGCCGGCGGTTGACTACATGGTGGACATGACCAACGTGGACAACGACGCCATCAACGAGCTGTTCATCGTCAACCAAGTGGTCGAGTGGACCATCGACGGACCGGTGGACCACGACACCATCGACACCAAGCTGACCAGGGAGCAGTACAAGGCCCTGGTGAAGGAGATGGACAGGCTGTACAGGCCGGTCCCTTTAGTGTCCGGCGCCTCGTAAAGAAGTCCCTTGCGGAGGGGATATTCGTGGCGCTGCAAATGAAGAAGAACATACCTCCGGCGGCGAAGGACGCGTTCATCATCGTTGAGACGGGCTGTAGGCCCACGCTCACCGAGCTGGACGGCATGCCGCAGAGCTTGGTCGACGCCATCCTGCTGTACGGCTCCGTCAAGAGGACAATCGAGCAGGGACAGGAGATGATACTATGAACGAGACGAACATGCAGGTCATGCTGGAGATGCGGGACAACGCGTCGCCCCAGATGGTGGCCTTCGGCGAGACAGTGAAGCAGACGGCCAACATTGTTCGGACGTCCAGCACGACAATGGGCGATTCGATAGGCGGCGTCAGCAATACGCTGGTCAGCAACAAGCAGGCATTCATGGAGATGTCGTCAGGCGTGAGGTACATGGGCACCACGTTCCTTGCCCTCGGCCTGGCAATGCAGTCTACGAACAACGAGACGCTGAAGAGCATCGGCAACATTGTCATGATGACGGGCGCGATAATGACCGTGGTCGGCTCGGCCGCCGGGTTCATCGGGGCCATTGGGCAGATGGTGAACGCACTCAAGGCGCTCCGAGTGGCCCAGATACTGACGCAGGCGTTCTCGGGGCCGGCCGGGTGGGCGACCCTGGCGATAGGCGCGGGAGTGGCCGGGGCAGCGGTCTACGGAGCCTCCAGGATGAGCTCCGGTCCGACGGCCAACCCCAACGCCCAGCAGAATATCACAATCAACCAGCACATAGCCGGGTCTGTTGTGTCCGAGAGGCGGTTGACCGACAACGTTCAGAAGGGTCTGCTGCTCAAGGGTAGCCGGAGCGGAAGCACAGGAATAAAATAAAGGAGGCGCGGATGAAGACGGCCATAAACACAAATGGGGTGATGCCGGCTGACGGCAAGGTGATGGTTCGGGTTGACGTCGAGCTTGACGCATACGACTCGGCGTATAATGACTACCTGATACACGTCCCGGTCATACCGCCGGGAGGCTACCCAGGCAAGACGGACAAAGACGGCGTGCCGCTGGACATGGACGCTTATAAAAAATGGGAAGCCAGCTTGCCGGAAGAGCTAGCCCTAGGCTTCCACATTAGTCACTTCATTGCCGTAGACCCCGAAGCCACCAGAGATGACGTTGAAGTCATTATCAAAAGACTATTCGACGAGTCCACATTGACCAGCATACATGACAGGCTCGCGGCACATGACATTCCTGGAGTACAGCGAATGCTCAAGGCAATCAAGGGGCCAGGCAGGACAATGCTATTGCCGAAGGCAGCCTTGGAAGACCTGGCCGAAACGATGAAGGCGAGGCTGAAGGAGGCGGGCACAGATGGCTATTGATGTCGGCTCTCCAGCAATGGCGTACACGATACCGAACGTGACGACCGAGGACGCCGACCCTGGCTACGTGAAGTCGACGGGCAACGGAACGATAACGGATGACGGCGGCATGGTGACCCACCGAGGATTTGTGTACGGGAAGGCGTACCATGGCAATCCCGGCAATGTCCCGCCGGAATCAAGCGGGTATGACGACTATGCAGACGAGGCCGGCGTGTTCGGGACAGGTGCGTTCACCGGCGAAATGACCGGCCTGTCTTGGGGGACCACATACTACGTCAGGGCTTACGCTTGCAGTCCGGCAGGGTATGACTACGGAGATGAGTCATGGTTCGTCACGCTGATACCCAGGACGCCATTCGATGTCATAGCGGAGCTTGACGCCGGCGGCAAGTACCGCATCAATTCCACCTGGGGCACGTTCGAACAGGCCCGAGCCGGCATGAGCTTATCATTGCAAGACGACCCCGGGTGCGGCGTATCGCTCACGGCCTCATGGTTCATACAGCGCGGCTATCTGGAGTTCGACCTCAGCGCGTATGAGGGGGCTGTCGTCGATGTCGTCAAGCTGCGGCTGTGCGTCAAGGCGAAAAGTACTGGCGGCGGCGAGGGCGGGTTCGTGACGCCGGCCAGCCATGAGAATCCGCTGCAGACAAGCGACTGGGGCGATGTCCAGTTCGTCAGCTATGGCTACTGGGAAGGCGGCGGCATACCTGACGTTGACGGCTACCTCGAGGTCATACTGAATGATGTCGGCAAGGCGGCCGTAATTGCCGCGCTCGGCGGCATGCTGCGCCTTGGGCTGGTCAACGGGCTCGACTTCAATGACAGTGAGCCGGGTCTCGGCGAACGGTACGTCAACTTTTATGAGCCGAGCATAGAGGACAAGGAGCCGATGTTGCGGTTCGAGTACCCGACATTCGGGCTCATCTTGGAACAGGCATTTGACCAGCCGATATTTACCGCGTCGCCTGCCTGGACTGACGTCACGCAGGACCTGATGGCGTTCCGCACAAAGCGCGGCCGAATGCATGAGCTGGACAAGGTGGAGGCGGGCACGGCGGTAGTCGCCTTGAACAACGACGACGGAGACTGGTGGCGCTACAACCCGGCTGGCATCTACTACCCGAATGTCAAGCCGCTGACGCTGACCAGGCTGCGGTACTATTGGGACGGCGTATATTATCCGATATGGTACGGCGTCAGCGAGGCATATCATCCAGGCTGGAGAGCTGACAACGAGGGAGGAGCGTCACCGATAATGACGCTGGAGTGCGTTGACTTTTTCAAGTCATTCGCAAGGTACTCGCTGACAGGCGCCAATATCAAATTGACTGAGGCCGCCAACTCAGGGGACAGCCACGTGCACCTGGAGAGCGTCGACTTCCTGCATGAGGGCCAGTCCGTCAGGCTGTATCAGGATGAGGTAACAGAGACAAAGATAATCCAGCAGGTGTCTGAGGCGCTGAAGCTCATCATCTTCACGGAGTCAGTCATCAACAGTTACTCCGCCAATGCCCACGTCAAGAAGTTCCCTGCCGTCCTCAGCGGACAGCGCATAAAGGACTGCCTGCTCGAGATGGGAGTGCCCGCGGGACTTATGGACATAGACGCTGGACAGCATTACGTCATTGAGCACGAGCCTAAAGACGAGGGCACCAATGTCTTAGGGCACATGCAAGCGGTGGCCGAGGCGGAGGATGGGTTGCTCTTCGTGGCGAGGGATGGCAAGACCACCTTCCAGGACTCGTCCGCGAGGATGGCGTCACCGTACAACACCTCCCAGGCCACCTTCAATGACGACGACACGGCCCAGAAGTACGTCCACCCGAGTCTGGTCGACGACGACATGTTCATCTACAACCAGGTCAAGATTCTCGGGCCGGGGATAGACCCGCAGCAGGTCGTCGTTGGCGACGCGGCCACCGAGCAAGGTCCGAGGGAGCTTGTCCGCAAGGAGTCTCAGCTGTACTTCAGCACCGACGCCTTCGTCCAGGCGTTCGTCCTGGCCAAGAGGTTCACGACGTCAAAGCTAAGGTGCGACCTGCTGCTCGTGAAGCCGCAGGCCGACCCGGACAACCTGTTTCCGGTAGTGCTGGGTTATGACATATCGACAAGGATAACGTTCAACCTGAACACGGCCGACAACCCGGCGGCATTATCGAAGGAATACCATATCGAGGGCGTAGAGCACGAGTGGGACGCCAGCGACGGGCTCTGGCAGACATGGTGGCAATTGTGGACCGTCAACCGGTACAAGGCCTTTTCGGTACTCCACGACGGATATTTCCGCAACTATTCCGATGAAGGTACCTATCAGGAAATGCACGATGAGGCGGAGGCAAACTACGTCGAGAATGACGGCTCCAGTCACAATCCGTACACCGACCCCGACGAGATAGTCGTCGGGCAGCAGTTGTACTACAGCTTCCTCGGATTCAACGGCAGCCTGTGGCGTGGCTTCCTTGAGTTCGATACGTCTCTTTTGCTGCCGACAGACTCACCTATAGCAGCCTTCGTCCTCATGCACGTCAAGGAGAGCTTCATCGACGACAGGCCATGGAATCTCGTGGTTGTCGACCCGAGCACGCTGGCCAATCCTCTGGCCGCCACAGACTATGGCGTCCTTGAGCCGGAGACCGTGCAGCAAGGCGCCGAGACGATGATTCATGGCGGGCTGTGGCTGGTCTTGGAGCTGAACTCTAGCGGCCTAAATCTGCTTGCGCCTGAAGGCATCACGAGATTCGGGCTCAGGAGCCATTGGGACATAGTCGAGAGCGACAATGACGAGGAAGACGGGTATACGAACGAATATGCTCGATTCGATAACATCAACACGAACTACCCGCCCAGGCTGGTGATACAGCTGGCGGAGTAGAGGAGGGGAACATGGCGACATACGGAAGGAGTGGGACTGCCACCCCTGACCCAACGGACGTGGCGATAGCAGCTAACGCAATAGCTATCGATGCCATGATGGACCAGGTGAAATATTGGCGCCAAAGACTGGCGCATCTGGATGACAATGTAGTCGAGGTTGACGACATCCGGATGGATGACGAAATACGCAATCATGAAAGGGACACAGAATGATAATCGACAAGGCAACCATCAAAGACATGGGCCTGGAGCCGGCTGACATCATCCGCGTTAAGGGCACCGGCACGTTCGGGCTATTGGCGCGCTCGGTGTTCGTGCCTTGGACTGACCGGCATCACCACGCCCTTGTCTGGAGGAAGAGTGGGGACGACTACATCATACTCGAGTCCGTCAACAAAGGGTTGGCTGTCGGAAGGCTGTCAATGTACGCCGGAAGCGACGTCACATTCTACAGGGCAGTCAGCCTGGACTTTGCCACACGTGAGCGTGCGTGCGAAGAGCTGACCAGGTACGGACGGGCGCCGTATGACTACGCCCTGTACATCAGGCTGGTCCGGAACATCATCAAGGCTGAACTGGGCGTGCTCAGGTCGGGGCACTGGTTCCGCAAGCTGCACGCCTACGAGCTGCCGTACGGGGAGGACGGATGGCTAGTGTGCACCGAGGCTGTCGCCCTGGCATTCAGGCTTGTGAACTGGTCTCTGGTGCCCGACGGCGTTATGGCGCTGCCGAGCGCGATAGAGCAGGCGAGCCTAGACGGACTCATCAGGGAGGTCACGGCATGAACAAGCAGGACGTGCAGGGCATCAAGGAAGAGGTGGCGCAGCTATCGACACGACTGGACAACATCGAGGGCTACTTCCAGAACTTCGACACCACCCTCAACAACCACATGAACGACTACAAGCGGGAGCAGGAACTGCAGGCTGGCAGGCTGGCAGATGTCGAGAAGAGCATGAAGGGCATGTGCCGCATGTTCAACTGGGGATTCTGGGTGCTGTTCGGCCTGAACATTCTGGTGCTAGGCGCCGGAGGAGCTCTGCTTGTCGCATTGGCACTGGAATATATGAAACGAGGAGGGACATAATGAGCACAGGAGTATGGCCAAAGGAGAGGCACGACGAACTAACGGCGCTCAGGGAGGCAGGCACAACGACGAAGGCAATCGCGGAGATGGTGGGCTGCTCCGAGCAGGTGGCCAGCTACCATCTGAAGGACATTGAGCCGCTGTCTAAGATGCTTGACATACTGCCCGACTACGACAAGGAGATTCTGCAGATTCCGGACCGGCCGTGCGCCCTGACCGCCGACTGGCATGCGCCGTACTTCAGCAAGCTGTGGCTGAGGCGGCTGATTGCCGTGTGCACAAAGCTCGGCGTGAGGGACCTGGCGATAGTGGGCGACTTTGCCGACATGTCCTGGATTAGCAGGTTCGTCCGCAAGGAGCAGAGAGGCGGCGGGCTTGACCAGGACGCGCGCATAATCTACAAGACCCTGGACATGCTGCTCAACATATTCGATGACGTGTGGTGGTGCTTCGGCAATCACGAGGACAGGCTGCCCCAGCGACTGGGCGGACATGACATGCTGCAGGCGTCAGCCGAGGCCGTAGGCCGCAGGACGCCGGGAAGACTGCACGTGAGCGACATACCGACTCTGCTGCTCGGCGACAAGTGGAGGCTCGAGCACCCGAAGACATTCTCGAGGGACGGCGCCAAGGTCGCGGCATCGGCGGCCAGCATCTACCTCAAGAACATAGCCTGCGCCCACGGCCACCACTTCGGCTTCAAGTACGACGTCAGCGGCAGGTACCTCGGCATTGACCTTGGTGGCATGTTCGACGTCAGCAAGCAGGAGTACCTGTTCAAGACCGGCATCACCACCATGCCGCAGTGGCAACCGGGCTTCTGGGTGTACAGGAACGGCAAGGTCCTCCCGCTCGAAGACTCGATGACTGACTGGAAGGACTACAGCGTTGACTGAGCGCCTGGTGCACGGCGGAAGGCGGCCTTGTACATATGTACACTTTAATATAGGCGGTATAATGAATACGACCGGCGCAACTGTTGTCGAGCCGTTTTGTTGAGGAGATGCCATGACTGATACAGTAGACAAGAACACCCGGTCGAAGATAATGGCTTCCATCAAGTCGCAGGGCACCAAGATGGAGCTCGCGGTCAAGCCGGTCCTCGAGGCCCTGGGCTTTGAGTACCAGCCGAAGGATGTCTTCGGCAAGCCTGACTTCGCCCACAAGGAGCAGATGATTGCCGTCTTCCTGGACGGCTGCTTCTGGCACGGCTGCCTGGAGCACTACAACGAGCCAGGGACCAACTCCAAGTTCTGGGCCGATAAGATAGCCGCCAACAAGAAGCGCGACCTGGCAGCCACCAACCTGCTGGAGGGCTCTGGCTGGAGGGTCATCCGAATATGGGAGCACGACCTGGGCGACCTGGTGGCTGAGTTCATCAGCAGAGAGGTAGGACTAAAGTCCTAGGTCAACATAGTACTAACGACCCGCTCCCGAACACTGCGTCGAAGCCTATAATGTATATGTAAGGTTGAATAAGGAGCGAATAAGAGAACGAAGAAAACAGGACGCAGGCCACGAATGAGAAGGCCAACCAACGCTAAAGCCGGCAGGGCAGGTGAGATTCCTGGTCGACCGGGTCTCGGGAGAGTCGCCGAGGCGAGCGGGGCAAGGTCCTCGAATAAGAGGAACGCTCAACCCGAACAGGGTGACCAGCCAAGGTCACATACGTGAGCCAACTAGGTACGCGTTACGGACCGCCTGAGCAATCAGATTAAGGTCGCACTCGACAAACCGAACGAGACTCGTAACATTCCGCGGCTGGTCTTCAGCAGTATAGCCAAAGGCATCAGACTGACGTGCCCTCCCACACAGCGACATTGGGACGTCGGCTGACTGAGTGCCACCTCCCATCCGATAAGACCGGATGGCCTTGGAGCACCGACCGGCGCTGTCTCTCGCACAGTGGCATTGGAGCGTCAGTCTGAAGCCCTTGGTTACACGCGAATATAATGTAAGGAGGCACACGATGACAAACCAGCAAATAGCCGAACAGAATGCCAAAAGGCAGAGAGCCCAGGAAGAAAACGCCTGGAGGGATGCCGAGACGCCCATCAAGACGAATAGGGCGCTCGTTATGAAGGAGCACTTCACGGCAGACGAGCGAGACCTCATCCACTACGCACTCGAGCAATATGCCAAGACAATGCAAAAGGACTTCCCGGGCTACAGCATCACCATGAGCACATTGGAGCTCAAGGAGATATTCGCCCGACAGTAGCCCACTAGAACACCGACAACCTGCCCACGAGCGAGAGTTCATGGGCAGACGTGGACGTTCTAGTCCAAGGAGGAAACGATGAACAGAATACAGGCGAGGATAGACACGAGGGAAGCACAGTTGAAGCAGGCCACCCAAGAGGCAATCGACAAGGTGACGGCCAACTGCGACAATACCGACCAAGAAGAGCTGGCCCAGTTCCAGGAGCAGAAGTCGCTGGCACAGGCGACAGGCGTCATCACCATGGACGAGGCTCAGACACTGTACGCCATCTTCGGAGGCGAGACCGCAAGCACAAACCAATGGAAGCAGCGGACCCTGGCCGAGAAGATAACGGCCCTCGAGGTGATATTCGAGATTCACCAGAAGATGAACAGCTAGAATATCGACTCAGCCCAGGTCAAGAGACGGCAAACGCACCTTCGGGAGCGTAGCGAGTCTATGACGGACCTGGGCTGCGATGGGCATTCTAGCCCAGCTGGCAAGCCCTTACCGTAACCACTCGGAAGGCACAGCAAGGAGTCAAACGATGGGAACCAAAAGCTACGTGTACAGCGCCCGAACCACGGAGAAGGGACTCGCCCTTCTCAACAAGACCAAAGGCACCCGCAGCTGGGACGCCTTCATCAACGAGGCAGTGGCCGACCACTACAAGCTTGACCTCGGCATCATAGGCCTACCGCCAAGCAAGTTCCTCGAAGAGCAGAAAGCCAAGAAGGCAGCCAAGGTAGCCGAGAAGGCAGCCAAGGCAGTGCTCGCCGCCACCGAGAAGAAAGCCAAGGCTGAGGCGAAAGTCAAAGCCGATAAGGCGAAAGTTGCCGAGAAGGCGAAAGCCGACAAGGCCAAGGCAGCCGAGAAAGCCAAGGCTGAGAAAGCCAAGGCAGCCAAACCGGTCACCCCTGAACCCGAACCAACCCCCGAGCCTGAGACCACACCCGAGCCCGAACAGGTAGAGGAAACACCCGAAGCCTAAGCGGCAGGTCCGAGGCCCATCAGCGCCCAAGCAACTGATGGGCCTAAACGTACCGCTTATCGAAAGGAGGAAGGCATGAACACACTGAGCACAGCATTCGTGGGGCTTCAGGCGACAGACGCCTTCCTCACAATGTGGGCAGTCAACCACGGCTTCACGGAAGTCAACCCGATAATGGCCCCCATCGCAGGCACGTGGTGGTCACCTGTCGTCAAGATAGTGCCCGCGATTATCGTTGGCGTAGTGATAGCTAGGCTGACGCGAAGATGGCCCAGGATTCGCAACGTGGCGAGTGTGGGGATGGGCGTGGCGGTCGTCTTCATGATGGGTATACTCACGAGCAACTTGCTCGAGATGTAGAGTCGGCAAGCCCTTACCGTGAGACTCGGAAGGCACGACGAATGGAGGCCAATAGTGGCAAAAGAACGGACACCTGAACAACAGGCCATCGTGGACAAGATGGACGCGGCAGCGGTCGTGGCGGGGAAGGCCATGAAGAAGCTCGACGCCAAGGCAGTCAAGGTGGTCGCCGAATGGATGGCGGCCAACTTCGTAGCCGCAGGGTACAAGAGATTGTGCCGCCTGCTCGTCGCCACAGTCAAGGCGACACCTCCGGCGAAGACCGAAGAACCGGAAAGCTAGCCAGCTGACCCTCCGTCCAGGAGCAATCAGCCGCAAAGCGTGAGGCGTGAAGCCAATCAGTCGCAGAGCGTGAGTTCCTGGGCGGCAGTGAGCGGACAAGCTCAGAGGAGGGAACGATGACAATAGAGCACAAGATTGTACCAAGGACGCCCGACGAGGTATGCAAGCAGTGCAACCAATGCTACGAAGGAACCTGCGTGGCCATTCAGGTGCCACATTCCGACAAAAAGCGCATGGCACGAGAATGCGGCAACTTCGGCATGGAGTGCGATGACAAGCAACTGAAGGTCATCCGCTTCAGGAAGTTCGCCTTGCAGTACCGAACGCCACCAGGACAGTACGTCTACACCACCGAAGAGGCAAAGAACAAGGCGTACGTACTCAAGTCAGACGGCACCACCGTCGACCTGCCCGAACAGCCAACGCTAGCCGAGGCTCAGAAGGCGGTAGGCGGCTACATCGAGAAGATGCCCACCAACCTGTGCAGGACACCAAGGCTCACAGTCTACGCCAACGAAGAGGGACGGATGCAGGCATTGCCTGTCAACCGCAAAGCCACCGACTTGCTCGGATTCACGGTTGTAGGCGACGTGCTCGTGCTGCAGGGTTGGAAGACCACGAAGGCCGGCTAGAAGCCACCAGGTCAGAATCTGGGCACCCCGGACGTGAGGCCAATAGGATTACACTCGCGGCCAGTTTGGAGTGCCCAGAATCGCGACCGGTGAGAACAGAGGAGGTGCCAATGGAGCATAATCCGGAGACGTGCCTGGTCTGCCAAGACACGGGAGACTGGGCCAACACACCCGACACGGAGAGATTCCTGGAGGCGCATCAGAAGAACGGCTACGAGTTCCGGGTGGACGGAGGCCGCCTGATTGAGCTCTTGGCGCCCGCGAGGCCGTGCCGGCAGTTCGTGCCAACACAATAGAATATCCCAAGCCTTGCCCCGCTCGCCTGGGCTACCCGCCCGAGGAGGAATGATGAAGCAGTTCAACAGAGACTTCTTCGCAGGGTGGCTGACGGGCGTCGCCACGATTGTGGCCGCCGTCCTCATCAGCCTGCTTGCGTCCTGTGCGCCGACCGACGTGCCACGGGTAGACATGCCTGTCAGGATGGTGGTGTCTCCGGCAACGGCGGCGCCTATCTGCCAAGGCTCGGACCCAGTCTACAGGCTGTCGGACATCAACATCGACCAGCCGGAGACATACCCGCCAATGCCCGACGGCACGTTCGCCTACGTGGACGACAGCGCCCACAGGCGGCATTACGAGCTGTCGGCAACCGTGTCTGAAGTGGTGGGCGTAGGCAAGGACAGTGCGATGCACAGGAACGCCGTCTCCACCGCAGTCTTGTTCGATGACGGCACGGGGCTGGTGCTGCTGTCGTTCGCATGGCTCGACGTGACGAGCGGCCCGGCCAAGGTGACCTACAGCATCCCGCCGGCAGGAGACCCGACAGCGCCGACGGCTGTCCTGATTCACAGCATTAGATAGCAATCCGGGGAGCGCGTAACCGGCAGGTTACAGGCCCCAATGTCGAATACAAAATACGAGGAGGAAACGATGAGCGAACAAGCACAGCAGTACCAGGAAAGCAGGGGACAGACAGGCCCGATGTACGTCTACCCGGTGTCCAGTGGAGGAGTGACCTGCGGCTACCCGAAGAGGCCGTCCATCAAGGGGCTGAAGGCGCTGGTCAAGGAGATAGACTGCTCAGTGCTCAAGGTGACCCGGCAGGGCAAGTCTCCGACGTTCTACATCGAGGGACCTGTCGCCGAGGTCGAGCGCATAACGGCGTGGGCCGACGGATGGATGGTTGACTACCGGCATTCTCACCCTCAGGACGGCCGATGAACACCCAGGTCCGAGGGGACGAAACGGTGGCAGGAACGGCAGACGGTGTTATAATGACAGTGTGTTCAAAAGACGAAGATTATGTCAAGATGAATGTCGGCAAGGAGCTCGAGCCCGTGGTAGAGGCGCTCACGATGTTGAGCCCGTCGAGCACAGAGCTGGTGACCTCGTTGGTCAAGCAGCTGGCAGTGCGCGAGGGGATAGACATGGGCCTGGACCGGAAGGCGAGAATCTCGTGTCCGATGGACGGCGTGCCCATGTGGCAGGCCAAGCTCAAGCAGGAGAGCTACTCTCCGGGCACAATCCGCGTGTACATGAGCACCATCAAGATGTGCCTTGCGGACCACCCGACGCCGTCGCGACTGGACCTGCAGCAGTGGCTCGCCACCAGGATGGAGGCGCGCTCGGCAGGCCGTGTCGCGACAGACCGGAAGGCGCTGCGCTCGCTGTTCTCGTTCCTGAAGGAAGAGGGCTTGTGGCCGGTGGACCCGACGGACCGCATCAAGAGCATCAAGGTGCCAAGGCGGTCGAAGGAGCCGCCGACGCTGGAAGAGGTGTGCAAGCTCCTCGAGTACGAGTGCCACGGGGTGGCCCAGACTCAGAAGTACCGGGTGATGACACAGCTGCTCGCCACGTCGGGGCTCAGGCTGTCGGAGGCGTGCGGGCTCAGGAAGGACTGCGTGCTGTTCACGAGGCACGAGCTGAAGGTCATAGGCAAGGGCAACAAGGAAGGCACGGTGCCGATGATAGCGGCGGCCGAGGTCCTGCTCCAGGGCTGGATGGAAGAGCACCCGGACAAGGACTCGCCCTACGTCTTCCCCGGCGATTCAAAATCGGGGTACTGGTCCATCTCATCATACGAAAAGACGCTGAAGAGGGCCTGCGTGAAGTTCGGGATGCGCAACTTCCACCCGCACACGCTGAGGCACTTCTTCGCCACATACACCCTGTCTCACGGGGCGAAATTAGAAGTTGTATCCAAGATATTGAGGCACGCCAGCGTGGGCACAACAGCGGATGTCTACCGGCATGTTTTGACGGGCGAAATGCACGAGGCGTCGAGGCAATTCGCCCCGCAAGTAATGGGCGTGCCGGGCCAGTTGCGGCTGGCGGACCCGCGAGTCATAGACGTGGAGGTAAAAGAGATTGGTACCACGAAAGCGACTGAATAAAGTCATTAGTTGTAGTCGTTGCGGCAAAGAGTTCAATCCAACAACTGCTAATCAGAAGTTTTGCTCCAGAGACTGTGGCGGCAGAGGGCACAGACTGCTTAAGACAACTAGCCGTGTTTGTGCCTATTGCGGCAAGACATTTGAGTCACGGAGCACGCATGACCTGGCCTACTGTAGTTATAAGTGCCAGATGAGCATGCACAGCGACACAGAGTATTTTGATGGCATGCGCAGGACAGCCATTGGCTTTGACGAGAACGCGTGCTGGGTATGCGGTAAAATAGGCGCCAAGATTCAAGTCCATCACGTTGTAGGTCATGCCGACGATATGACCGAGCCACTGCTTGTCGTGCTTTGCAGGGGATGCCATCACCTTGTGACCCATCTTGGCAGGCGCATATTCCTGGATGACCCCGGCAAGGTGGCTGACCTGCTGACCTTGGCGAGATTCGCCAAGCAGTTGCCTGACGCAAAGACAGTCGTCAGGTATGAGGAAACGCAGGAGGCAAATAACATGCCCGACAATGGCGCCCAGGTCTCATCGCCTGGCCTCCGCCGGCGCGAATCCGCCCAAGCGCGCGAGACGGCTGGAGACAGCCCAAGCGCCAATGGCCACAAGGCCAGGGCGGCAGACGCCGGTCGGCGTCCAAAGTCGGGCACCATAATTCAATTGCATGAGGAGGTAGAGTAAAATGACAACAATAGAAGCAGTGACAATCGAGCACCTGCACTGCAACGAGTGCGACAGCGTTCAGCCGCACGTCCTGCAACCCGGGGTGGCGTACCATTGCCTAAATTGCCGGGCGCTAGGGCTCGACACAAAGAAGCTGCTGGAGCACGACCGGAGATATCGCCCTGACCCAAGGGATTAAGGAGGCACAGATGAGCAGCAAAAAGCACCGCAACCACACCCGTGAAGAGCTGCTGAAGCAGCGCGCTGTCGATGACAGCAGGCACGGCATCCAGAAGCCGGCGGCGAATATCGGCGCGCCTCATGCAACCGGCACGACAATTCTGTATAATCCATTCAGGCGTCAGAGATTCCTGCACAAGGGAATAGTCATAGTTCGGGCGCCGCTATCGAGTAAATAGAAGGAGGGACATCATGGCACAGTCACCGACGGCCGCACACCAGCGGTACCGAAACAAGAACGGGGCAATAGTACCCGGCGTGACTACAGTCATCGGCCTGCTCGCGAAGCCTGCGCTCGTACCATGGGCGTGGAAGCTTGGCATGCAGGGCGAGGACATGAACAAGGTCCGCGACATGGCGGCGGACATCGGCACGGCGGCGCACTACATGGCCGAGTGCATGTTCAAGGGCAATAAGCCCGACTTCCAGCACACGACGCCTTACGTCGTGGCGGCAGCCATGAAGATGATGCCGGACCTCGAGAGGTACATCAAGGCCAACCCGTCGAAGACGCTGGCCAGCGAGGAGAACGTCGTCAGCGAGAAGTGGCAATACGGCGGGTGCATCGACTGGGTATGCGTGCCGGAGGCCACCGGCCTCGTGACCATCAGGGACATCAAGACCAGCAAGGGAATATATGCCGAATACCTGATACAGATAGCGGCATACGAGCAGGCCTGGAACGAGGTCCATCCCGACATGCCGATACAGGCCAAAGAGGCCATCCACATGGACAAGGAGACAGGCCTCTTGACCGTCCACCCGTTCTGCGACCTGGCGACCGAGTTCGAGATATTCAAGCACCTGCGGGCCATATACGTGCTGCAGAAGAAGGCCGACCCGAACCGGAACAAGCCGCAGACTAACAGCTACCGGAAGGTCAGCAAGTTCGGAGGTGCCGTATGACGAAGGGCCTCGAGACGTTCGTCGACTGGTTCGCCGGCATCGGCGGCTTCCGCCTGGCGGGCGAGACTAACGAATTAAAATGCAAAGGAGCATGCGAGAATGACAAACGGGCAAGGCAAACATACGCAAAGAATTTCGGACACGAGCCTGAGTTCGGGGACGCCAGGGACGTCGACCCGGCCTCTATTCCAGACCATGACCTCTTCTGTGCAGGCTTCCCCTGCCAGTCCTTCAGCACAGCGGGAAAGAAGCTCGGCTTCCAAGACGCCCGCGGCACCCTCTTCTTTGAGATATGTCGAATACTTGACGCTAGGCGGCCAAATTACTTCCTGCTTGAGAACGTTAAGGGCCTTCTGCTCGCGCCTTTCCGAGACGCCTCCGGAAAAATCATGCCCGAGACTGCCGGATGGGTGTTCTATCGAATCCTGGAGACGCTGGGGGACTTGGGGTATACTGTCCAGTGGCAGGTGCTTGACAGCCGACATTGGGTTGCCCAGCACCGAGAGAGAACATACATTATCGGAAATTCTCGAGCCGTGCCCTTCCCAGAAGTATTTCCGCTCTTCGATGATACAAGAGAGATGGCAGACAATACTCCATGGAGGTCAATGCCGCTAGGCAACGTGGCCTCATGGTCGCAGCCGCCGTCGCTACGCACGAACCCGAACCCATGGCACCAAGGCCAGACGGGCAGGGTGTACGGGCCAGGCAGCACGTGCCCGACGCTGTCGACAGGCCGCGAGCCGATGCTCGACGACGGCGGCAGGCTGCGGGTGCTGACGCCGGTCGAGAGGGAGAGGCTGATGGGCTTCCCCGACGGATGGACGGATGGCGTCAGCGACGACCAGAGGTTCAAGCAGACGGGGAATGCCGTCGTGACGAAAGTCGCCGCTGAGGTGATAAGGGCGCTGGCGGAATGCCACGCCAACGGCGGAAGGAGGGCCACGACGTGACGTGCGGCCCCACGACAAGAATCTGGGTACGTCCGGCCGAAAGGCAATAGGATTATACTCGAGACGGCAGGATTCGCGTCAAGCGAGTCCGCCGATATTGAACGAAGGAGGAATGAAATGGCGACAAAAGGCAGCAAGAGCAAGGAAGAGCCGGCGGCAGAGCAAGAGCCGGAAGAGAACGAGGCCGAACTGTTCGACCGCGACACGGAAGAGGCGCAATCACTGGCCGACCTAGCGGGCACCGGCGGCGGCATGTTCGAGGGGCCACTGGTCAAAATGGAGGCAATCAAGGGCCGGAAGCATATTGTGCTCGACTTCAGGATGATGCCAAGCACATTCAATGAGGGAGGCACCTATGCCTGCATCCAGATAAAGATTGGCGGCGCACTTCAGGTCGTCAACACCAACGCTCAGGTCATACTGAAGGGCCTGGCGGCGACGGACAAGAATAGGCTGCCGGTGCCGAACGCCTTCGTCATGCGCGAGGGCAAGAAGGCCGGGAGCAAGCCGTACTGGGACTTCGCCGGGAGCGACGAGCTGAAGGACCTAAAATAGTGAGGTGGCCATTAGGCTGCCCCGACAAGACATGCAGGAAGCTGGCGCGGAAGCCGCTGGTCATCGGGTTCATGTGCGTCGGAAGGCTCTCGACTCCGACCGGCCACGTGATTCCCGGCGTGAACGACCTGTGCTTCTGCTTCAAGCAGAGAGCTTGCCTCAACAGGTGGCACATGAACAGGGCCGACATCGGCATGCTGGCCAAGCTGCTCGACAAGGCAATGAAGAACGACGCGGAGGATAATCGTGAGCAGAGTGCTATACATCTACGTGACAAGGCACCATGACATCGGCAACAAATTTGACTCGGCCAGGGAAGCGCAGGTCTACCTGACCGAACCGGCCAGCGCCGGCTCGCTGCTGATGGTCGACAATGTGGCCCATGCCATAACCGGCATCACTAAGTGCCCGGGCGACGCGCCGGACGTGCTCATGGTGACGCACAAGACGGCCGAGCATTATATCGTGCCGGTAAGAGAGCAAGTGCTATGACAGCCGCGACAAGGAGACGACAGTGCCGTACATAGACCACGACAAAAGGCGTCCGATAGACGACGCGGCGACGAAGATGGCCGCCGAGATTCTGGCCATGCCGGAGAGGGAGAGGGACGGGGCCTTCAACTATGCCGTGACCCGCCTTGTCGTCAAGGTATTCGGCAGGGTGGGATACAGCAATTTCGTGCGGGTGGCCGGCGGCCTTGACGAGGTCAAGGCGGAATACCGCAGGCGCATAGTCGCCCCATACGAGGACATGAAGAATGACCAGAACGGAGACGTATATGGCACCGAAATGTAGAGAAGCATTTTACATCGCCAGCAAGTGGGAGAACAAAGACAACGTGGCCAGACTGGCGGCCGAACTAGAGAAAATGGGCCACAGCATCAGCCACAAGTGGTTCGCGGTCGAGGCGGCCTATATGCAAGATGCCCCGATGCACGCCAGGCTAGACCTGCACGGAGTGCGAGACTGCACGACATTCGTAGCCCTGTTCGATGCGGACTTTTCGTTCCTGAATGCCTATGTCGAATTGGGCATGGCGCTGGCCCTGAGCAAGAAGGTGTTCATCGTCGGCCAGGCCGACAAGAACTGCCTGTTCACGCGGCTGGAGGAGCCTGACGCATTCATCGAGAGGTTCGACGGCGTCGACTCGTTCCTGGCATTCATGCGGAGCGGAAATTGATGGCAAGCACCAAGGCCCGGAGCATGGTCAAGGCCATGACGTGGCGGGCGCTGTCCGTAGCAGTCACCACGGCATTCGTGTGGCTCGTCACCGGCAGCCGCAATACGGCGATGATTGTCATGACGTTCGATATAGTGTTCATGACTGGCCTGTATTATGCGCATGAGCGAGCATGGAAAGCCATCATCTGGGGCAAGTACCCGACAGACTGGACCAAGTACGGCTGGGAAAGGAAAGCCGATGAAGGCATTCAAGTGCAGGGCGGAGAGGCGGAACCTGACGGCCTATGGCATGGTCGTAGAGAAGACGACAGGAGGCACCCTGTATTTTGACGTGTATTGGAGATGGCACGCATGGCGAATAGGACTGCAGACCCGAAGATGCCGGGAAAGGACGCCGACCTGTTCAGGTGGGCAGACTTCTACCTCGGACTCGGCTGCTCCGTCATCCCGCTGAGGGAAGGCAAGCTGCCGGCGGTCCAGTGGAAGGAGTTCCAGGAGCACAAGGCCGACCGCGGCCAGTTGATGAAATGGTTCGCCGGCGACACCGGCTGGGGAATGGCCATCGTGTGCGGCAAGGTGTCGGGCAATCTCGTCAGGATAGACTTCGACGAGCCGGCTGACTATGTGGAACTCAAGTCAAAGATGCCCATTGCGCCCACGTTCAAGTCGCAGCGCAAGGGAGGCGGATACGGCATGCTCCTCAGGTCTACCGAGACGGTGCCGCTACTTCCGCAGAACACGTTCAAAGACTATCCGAAGCTAGAGGTCAGAGGCGAAGGCGGAATCACGGTCGTGCCGCCGACGCCGGGATACGAATGGCTAGGCCAGTTCACCACAATCAAGGAGACTGACGTTCCGGCCATGCTTACGAGGTTGTTCGGGTTCGACCTCTCAAAGAGAGGTATGCTCAGAGACGCAGTCGAGAGGACCGGCGGTAACGAACTGACCGCCCTGCTCAAAGACACAGAA